TTATGCTAACATTACCTGCAGATTTTTGGAGAGTATTAAATTGACTTACAACTCCTGGTATTGTAGTACTATATAGTTCTCTTGCTGACTCCCTAGATATTAACATATTTCGGGACATCTCAGCAGTAGCTTTTGAAGCACCTACCGCAGCATTAAATAAGAATTTAACTGCATCAGCTGCCATTTTTATTAGAGCTAAAGGACCAAATGCTTTACTTAGTATAGGACCTAATGATTTAAACCCTGCTCTAAGACCTGCGACCCCAACAGATTGAGTTTTAGAAGTTGCTTTTGCATCTCTAAGAAGTTGAGCAGCAGCTGTACCTGTTTTACCTTGAGTAATATCTGTTAGGTCCATCTGTTTTAGCTTTTGGGCTGTAAGACCCTTACCAGTTTTAAGAGAATCTTTACCTAACTTACCTATCCTACCTTGAATGTCCAAAGATTTAGCATTACTTAGTACAGTTTGTCTTGAAGCTTTTGCTGCGGCATCAAAAGGACCAGATAGTTTTCTAAGACCTGGGATATCTTTCACAAATTCAGAAAAAGAAGAAAACCACATAGTACTACCATCTATAGAGGCCGAGGATTCTGCTAATTCAGAATAAGAATTTGCTAAACTCTGTGCATTGTCTCGTGCAGATGAAAGGGCAGATGCTTGGGCTACTAAGATTTTAGCATTTGAATCATTTGTTTTTCTTGATCTCCTATACAATTCATCAATCTGAATATTTAGAGTCTTTACAACGTTTTGCTGTTTGGTTTGCTCTTTAATAGCTTTGGCAGTTGCAGATGAGGATTGTTGAGCCTCTTTTTGAAGTGCTACAAACTTACTAGTAGAAGAATTTATATTTGAAAATTCAGTATTTATATCAACTGTTAATTCCCCTTGTAACTTTAATTCTTTATTGATGTCCCTAACATTAGACTTTACGTCTGTAGTAGCATTTTTTATGTCTATAACTCTTTGTAAGTCTTCAGGGGTAAATCCATTCATAATGGTGTAATTTTATTATAAATATTAAAAAATATTACTTCTTTGAAGCTTTAGTTACATAGTTAGGTTTTGATTTAAAACTACTATTTGTAGGAGGTGTGAATGCAGATTTAGGTATGTTGGCTTTAACGGGATTATTAAGGTCTATTTGATTTTTAGAAGCATTTTGGGCTTCTTCTTTTTTATCATACCAATTTTTAATTTTATTAAAAGTAAATTTTCTTAACCATATAGGCATATTGTAAACATCTCCCCAAGTATACCCCCCATTACCATGGAATGTAATTTCATGAAGTGAATTAAATATTGAAACTCTATAGGATTGGATCTCTTTTAGAGATCCGGCCAAAAAAAACCTAAACCAATTGGGATTTGTATTTCATTACCATCTTCTAAAGTATGAGACATATCTATGTCAGGGGAAATTTCTTTAATATAATTTCTTAATGCTCTGGAGTCTTGGGCTAACATATAGTTATCAATAAAATTTTTAATTTCTGATTTATTATCATCATCATTAATTGAAACTATTTGATGTTTTAATCTTGTTGTAACTTCACCACCACCATTATTAAATTTAGATAAACTTTTAATGTCTTTACTTAATTTATCTTCTTCTTTATCTGTTAAAATTTTAAATTTAACCTTAACTTCCGACTTAGGAAGGGTAAATTCTATAAAACCATTATCATCTACAATACTCTCATCAAAGGGTTTTGGTTCAACAGTTGATAAATCTACTGTTACTTCTTTATCATTGTAAGAAAATTTATACTCTTTACCATACCCTAAAACTCGAGCAGCTATAAAAATGGCGTTTTTATCTCCAGTTACAAGAGATGAAGTATCAACTTTACCTTGAAGTAAGGAATCTAATAATTTTTCTAAAACTATACCTTTTTCTATTAAATTTTGATTACTAAGAATATCTTCTTCTTTAGCAGTCATATATTTCATTTCTACTTTACCACTACGTAAGGGGCTATCAGGTGGATATACTAATCCTTTTGAAGGTAATTCTACTTGTTCTGTTGGGAATTTAAACTCACTCATATAAATTTTATTTGTTATAACTTAATTTCGTGTATACGTATATAATATAAAAAAGAGCTTAGCGTTAGCCAAGCTCAAATTTAAAAAAATATATATTTCTGTTAGAAATTTAACACACAGTAATCCATTCCAATTGTCATGTCGATATTCATTGCTTCACCATCAGTATCCCAATTCATATCAGCAAATGAAGCATCTTTAATGAATGCACCTTTTATAATCCATTCTGAAACTACATCACCTACAGGACCTAATACATCAATAGTTAAATCCTTTTTATAGAAATCACTATATCCATCTCTACCAGTTACTGATTCATGGTGTAATCTAACCCATTCCATTACTGCTTGAGCACCTGATGGGGTTATTGGATCAAATAATTGCATCGTAATATCATTCCACCTTAGCTTACCTTTAACTTTTCTATAAGTGTTAATGTGGTTTAATGTAATTTCATCTTGTGCGAACCCTAATCCACTAACACCTTTTATAATATATGATGGGAAACCATCTACGTACATGATAAATCTATTAGCTACTTTTGGCTCAAAAGCTGTGAAAAATATTTCGTTTGGATCTAATACTGCCATTTTATGTTTGTTTTATTTTTTATTCAATTATAAATATTATACTTTCTAATTCTTATGCAGGAAATTCAGCTCCTGTTGGAAGAATGTTGAAATCTAGGTATATAAATTCTGCCGTTTTAGTTGGTTGAATGTATATAGCACCTCTTAATTCGTTTCTATCGATTACATCGGGACCATTGTTTGAATCGTTCATTACAACTTTAAACGCGTATAAACCTTGTCTTTGTTGTACTGACTCCAAATATGGGTTAACTTGGCTTAAAAATATATTTCTAGTAGCTGCCGTATTTTGTTCAAATACTAAAGTATCAGATATTTGTGTAATATAATTTTTAAGTGCAATTAACAATCTTCTAACATTTACTCTATCTAAAGCACTTGCTGTATTTTGTAATGTTTTCTGTCCAAATACTACAACTCCTCTTCCTGGGAATGTTGCTATTGGGTTAACTTTACCTTGATATAAAGAATCTCTGTTAGATTGGGTTAATTTTCTTTCAGCTTGAATTACTTGACCTAATCCACCTCTATTAATACCTGCTGGAGCAAACCATGCTTCTGCTGTTCTATCATTATTAGCATAAACTCCTGGAATTAATGTTCCTGCTGGTACCCAAACTCTTTGTCCAGAATCTGGATCTGTTACCATACACCATGGCCAATATGAAGCTGCATATGATGTATCTTGAGCAGCTGCTGTTGTTGTTGTTGCTGTTATAGATGAATCATAAGCTTCAAGATCTAGCACTATAATATTATCACCTCTATTTTCAGTATTTGCAATTAGAGTATTTAATGTTGAGCTATAATCTGATTGATATAATCCTGGAGTTGATATAAGGTTGTATTTAAAATCATCTTTATTAGCTAATAAATTAATAGCTGTTGTATAATCATCTCCTATTAATCCTTGAGTATCTGCTCCTGTAATTTTGTCATAATACTTTCCAGTTCCTGTTAAAATAGTACCTACGGCATCTCCAAATGTTCCTGAGGATGCTATTGGGATAGAAGGTATATATTGAGGCTTTGCTACTCCACTATTATCTAAATAATCGGGTGTTTTAAAGTTTACTGATTTTACTCTTACATATCTTGAAGCATTAGCAAATGATCCAGTTGTTTGTAAATAAACATCTGTTCCTGATCCTCTTACTACTTGCTTCTGGTCACCTATTATTCTAGAAATATAATTTGATGATTTTGGATCTAATGATACATTATTAAAACTTTCAAGTACTGATTTTGATCTTGTATTATCATTACCTTGTCTGATAATTACACTAAATGTACCAGTTGCTGTATTTGGGGAAACTATCTCCCATCTTAAGTTGTCTGAGGTACCATTTGCTAAAGCACCTTGAGCATTTTCTGCTCCTGTACTATTCATAATTATACCTTCACCCATTGTTTCTAATACGAAAGCATTTGAGTTTGTAATATTTGCGTCTACTAATGTTAGAATTAAGTCAGCTGTTGAGGTACCTATAGCTGCTGCTGCTACTGTAACTGTATCACCTACAGCATACCCAGTTCCTTCTGTTACTACTGCTACAGATATAACTTTTACCACTATACTATTTGTTGTGAGGACTAATGTAGCTTCATCACTACCAACTCCTAATGCATCTGCTGCTATAGTTACTGTCTCACCTACTATATATCCGTTTCCTACATTGGTAATTACAATTGAAGTAATTGTGCTCCCTGCTACTATAACTGTTGCTTGACCACCATCACCATCAGTACCATTTAAAGCAATATTAAGATAAGTATCATCTGTAGCATTTGTAGGGTTAACAGTTAAATCACCAACTATATCTTCTGAGAATTTCAAATTTCCTCCAGAGTTATTGCTAACCACATCTAATGTTAAGTTAGTTCCAGTACCTGATGTTGTTGTAGCTACAGAAGCAAAGTTGCCTGCTGTACCACCATTACCTCCTGAAGTATAAGAACCAAATAAATCAGTACCTATTGGAATGTCTCCACTTTCTACTTCATTAGCTACTAATGATGAAGTTGCTGATGAAAAAGTACCTGATGCTACTCTAGTAACAATTAGTGATGTACCTCCGTTTTGGAAATAGTTAAAAGCTGAGATTGAAGTGAAGAAAGTATATTCATCCATTTGATTTACAGATCCACTTTCAAAAGTGGTACCAAAATTAGCTTGATACTCACTATACGTGGTAATAAGCTTTGGAATGTTAACTTGACCTTTTACGGTTGGTCCTACTATCGCTGCACCAGCTTGTATTGGTTGAGAAGTAATCTGGGATTGATCGTTTTCTCGTGCTAATACTCCTGGGGAAATTAATGTTTCTGCCATGTTATGTGATTGTTATATTTTTATAATAAATATATGAAAGTTTGTTAAAAAATTATTCTACTGGGGAAAATTCACCGCTTTCTAACGAAATGGTTCCATTTCCATATTTTTCTTCTAGTTCTTTTCCTAACTTTACTTCATCTGCTTTAATTGCGATTAAGTTAGATTTAATTTGTTCTTTCCTTAATTCGAGATTCATTATTTGAATCTCATTTTCTCCTAAAACTTCTACTAACTTTTTATATCTTTCTTGTATATTTGTTAGGGTTTTAATTTCTTCTTTTGTTAAAACTTTTTTTTCCATTTGTTATAAATATTAAAGTATTTATTAAAATTATTTTTTTAGTTGACTATCTATAGCATCAATTACTATATCAGGAGTTATTGATTTAGTACATTCAAACATTCTATTTGTATCTTTATAATCTGGACACCACTCCCAATCTCCAGCATCTAATCTTGACCTGTTAAAACATCCAGAGCATTTATTTTTTGGTGGAGATATTCTTTCACAATCTTCAAATTCACTATATGCTTCACTAAATCCAGAAATCATTACTACTGGTGTTTTTGAAGCCCATGCTAACCAGCTTAAACCACTTCCTATACCTATAAATGCTTTAGCATTCATCATGTCATTAGCTCTTTCACTTAAAGGGTAATCACCTGTTTTATCTATTACTCCTGTTAAAGTACCTCCTAATTTAGAATCATGCCATTTATCTCCTAAAGGTTCTTTTGTAATCATTACTACTTTATACCCTTTATCATTTAAATAATCTATAACTGTTTGCCAACCACCTTTATAATTCCAATACTTAGCATGAGCGGAACCATGAGGTGCTATAATTACATAATCACCTTCTACAGTTGATCCTGTGTTTTTAAATGTTAGTTTAGGTTTTACTTCTTTAGGTTCTAGTCCTAAAATACCATATGCTGCTCCTTGTAATGGGATTTTTCTGAAATCTGTGGGGTTTCTATCGTAATTAATACCTCCATCCTCATTGTAATGCCATCCTACTTCATACATAGCATATAAATTATTTACCGTGGTCCCAGGTTCTATAAATTTAATTTCAGGATAATTTTCTTCAAACATTTTATTATGGAAAGTAGATACTACTAATTCACATTGGTGTTTTTTTCTAAATTCTTCAGCATATGGGAACCATGCTATGGTATCACCTAATGCTTTTGAAGCAAAATGAATATAAACTTTTTTACCTTTAGCATTATATTTATGTTCTATTACTTCATTAGTATTTAAATCTGTTATTTTAATTAAAGAATCAATAAAATATGTTTTATTGGCTTTAGACCACATATTATTTGTTATCTCAGATTCATAAATTACTTCATTATTTGACTGATTGATTATTTCTATTTTATATTTTTTCTTTGATTTTCCTTTAATTTCAACTCTAGTCCCATTAATAAAATTAATAATAAAATTATTTTTAAGAGATAGAGGTTTTTTAGGAACTTTTACTAAGTTATTATATTCTTGAACTAAAATGTCTTTCATACTGTTTTATAAATTTTTATTAATTCTTTTGTTCTGTTTAACCATGATAAATTAGTAGAGGTTTTTAAACATTTTTCCCTATAACTAGACCAATCATTTAAAATATCTTTTAACCCTTTATCCATTTTAAATACATCACGAGGGGCTCTCCAACACCCATGTAAATCAACTTCCATTTCCCAATCAGCAATAACTGGTAAACCAGCAGCCATTGCTTCAACCATTGTTAAATTAGGATGTCCTGCTTCTAACATAGTAGGATGAAGAAAAATATCATGCTGGTGGTAGAGGTTTAATAATTCGCTATTTGGGGTATTAAATACTAAATTTAATTTAGGGTAATTTAAAGCCCAAAGGTTTTTATTGAAAAAGTTTTGATTATTTGTAGGTCCAGCTATAGTAATTTCTAAATTATTTAATGCTGCTAAACCCACTCCATATTGAAATCCTTTTCTATCAAATGCACGATCTCCCCCTAAACCATTATTAGCTAACATTAATAATTTTGGGTTTTTTGGGACTGGTTTATCAATAGGATAAAAGTCATCTATATTAACACCATGTGAAAAATAAACACATTTAGGGTGGTTGAAATAATCCACTAACCAATTAGCAGGCATTAAAGCTATTAATGAACCCTCAATGGCTTCTAAATTTTCTTTGTATACATGGGAGTCTTTACCATAATGTAAAACATGATGATCATGTAGTTGGTAAATGTAAGGAATACCTCTTTCTTTTAGATTATTTGCTAAATTAGCTACATGACAATGTACAATATCAAATTCTCCAGGTTGAATATTAGCAGTCATTTTGTGAGTAGAATCATGACCTAATATTGTTTGGTTTACTTCAAATTCCCAAATTATTTTTTCAATTGCTCCCCAATCTTTTGGAGGTATTGTTAACCCACATCCTGGATCTACATGACATATTTTCATAAGTTATAAGTATATTTCTGGGCTGTTTTCATCCATCCCTTTAAATTCTTGTTCTATAATACTAAATCCTGGGATATGTTTAGTGTAAATAATATCGGCTGTTCCTACTCTAAGTTTAGCTACATTACATATCCACATATCGAATGCATCCC